CGGATATTTACCTCTTTTTGGTCTCTAATTTTTAAATCGGATATCTGGATCTGAATATCCGATTCCGCGACCCCCTGGGTCAAACGGGGCCGGGGCCGGTGGCCGGATGACCGGGGCCGATTCGGGCTGGCCGGGAAAACCCAAAAACTCTCCAGGGATGGCGAACCTGCCCCCAATCCGCCCCAACTCCCGCCCAAACAATTTTGACGCACCCTAGACCCAAAAACGGCCCGCTAAAAAGGTGGCGGATCGCCCGCGTCCCTACCAACTAACCGCCAGCCTTCCAATTCAATCCCCGATGGATTCGGAAGTAATCTTGTGGTCTGAATCGCCACAACCCCGGTTGTATTCCCAATAACTGTCCAATGGCGCATGGAACCATATTCCAGCAAAACATCCCCCGGTTGTAGCTTTTTAAACTCGTCAGCTGTCATAACTACTCTCCAGGGATTGAAAACCGTTCCCAAAATATCCGGCCTAAAAAAAATCGAGTGGGGGTAGGGGGTTTCGCTCAATTTCCGTATTGGTCACCAGAATATCGGGTCAATAAAAAATGGACTCCCCCAGGGGGCATTGTGTCAATTTCCGAATAGCTCACCCGTTTGATCTGGCAGTCTGCCCGTCCACAGCCAGGCTGGGAACAGATCGACCTGGATCATGCCCTGCCCGGTGAAATCCTCCGCATTCCCCAGCACATTGCTCACATACTGGATATACCGACAATTATCATCCGCGATGATGAAATGCCGCTTCAGGGCATCGATGGGAGCTTTGAAAAAATTATCTACATCCGAGGTCTCAGGAAAGTCTGCCCCTGGCTTCGTTGTCAATACAACCCCTAGAGGGAAATTGAAAATGGGAGCCTCAACCCATTCGGATAACTGGATGGATGCCCTCCACTTTTTATATTCGGCGGAAGTCACAAACCTGGACCGGCCCCGCGTTGCGACAGGAATCCAAAGCTGGTTCGTTGTCGGTGGCAACGGCAACTGGATTGACCAGAGGCAATACTCCCGAGGCGGGGTCAAATTTAGCGTATAGTCGGGTTTCATCACCCAGGTAGCCCTTCCGGCCAATTAGCCTCAAGATCGTCCACTATAACGAATTCTGTGGACTCTGTGATGGTGCTGGGCGGTTGGAAAAAGGTTGCCGCAATATAACCCGCCGCCGCCTTGGGCGTATACCCGCCCGAAGCAACCAGGATTCGCACCATGCTGGTCAATGAAATCACCTCGATCAAGTGATCCCCATTTGGGATCGATCCTATCCGGCAATGCTTGAACATGGGATCGATGAGGTGGATTTTATTGACCATTGATCACCACATAGAAGACTGTCCAGGACCAGGGGAACCCGAGGGCTACCGCGCCGGAATCCACCAATTCGTTGTGCCAATCGAGGCGGATGGAATAGTGGTCACTTCCGATCATTCATCAATTCCTCCACCATCTGTATTCTACTGCCGATCCACCGCATTACCGGGACTGCCATCGAATTTCCAATAGCCTTGTATCGCGGCCCATCCGGTGCTGCCTTTCCACGATGGGGAACATCGGTCCACCCGTCTGGAAAGCCCTGTAGCCTTTCGCATTCCAGGGGAGTGAGGCGGCGGACCTGCATTGCCCGTGTTATTGCTGGAACATTACCGCCACCAGTTCCCCATTGGGCCTCAACCGTTGGTGACAAGTCGCCAAGAATTCGGCCACCGTCTCGGCGTGTTGCGTGAAATGCTATCGCCGTTGGATTCTTTTCAACCGTCCCGGTGCTTTTTGCTTCCGCTGCGGTGAATGCTTTGGGCGTTGAAATTATTCTTCCCGTATAGACATCCTGTCCATTCAATCCACCGCCCATATGCGCCCCATCGGTCAGGGTTCCGCACTTATCTGGAATATAAGACTGATGAGATCCGCAAACTGGGCAGCACTCAATTGGGCCATCCGGCTCCCACATTACTCCGCATGACCTGCACTCAACCTCAACGCTATCAGCAGAACCCTTGGCAGTTCCTTTCCTCTTTTTTCTGCCCGCCTTAGAATCCCCTCGCAGGCTTTCTTGCTCAAAAAGAACCGCTGCGGAATTTCTCCAGTCTCCAAGATATCCGACAACAAAGACTCTTCTTCTCCTTTGTGGGACTCCGAAGAATTGAGCGTCCAGCACTCTCCAGCACAAGCCATACCCGAGTTCGACCAGCGACCCGATGAAGGAACCAAAATCCCGTCCTCCACCGCTCGACAGGACTCCGGGGACATTCTCCCAGACAATCCATCTGGGGCGAGAGTGTTTAGCAATTTGGGAAAATCCGAGAGCCAGTTGCCCACGAACATCATCAAGTCCTTTTCGGAGTCCCGCGGTGGAGAATGACTGGCAGGGTGTTCCCCCCACAAGAAGGTCGATTGTTTCACGGGGCCAATCCCTCCATTTGGTCATATCGCCCCAGTTAGGGGTATCGGGGAAATGGTGTTTCAGAACGGAGCAGGGGAAAGCCTCGATCTCTGAATAGGCTACCGCTTTCCAGCCAAGGCTTTTCCAGGCGCAAGAGGCTGCCTCGATCCCAGAGCAGAACGATAGATACCTCATAGATCACCCGCCACAAACCTGTCGAAATTGGCCCCGGATTGCTCATCCAGGATGGGAGGATCGGCGGGTGCTGGATGGTCTGCTATAGCGGCGCGGTTCCGCTCTTTTCGCACCGTCCAAGGTGACAATTTAACCTTGAGTCCATCCACCGCCGCAGCATAATCAGCATCCGAATAAATCCACCGCTTAGGTGCGATTTGGGTTGGGGCTGGGATTCTCCCATCCTTGATCAGAATCCAGATTCTCTGCCTGGAGAGTCCTGTCAACCGACACAAGCTGGCGACAGTTTTGAATTCCTCTTCCTGGGCTGGGTTGTCAACCGAATCCATCTTCTATTCCTCCTTTTGCGACAGGCTACCCGCAGGGGGTTCTGAGTCCGGGGCGAGGGGTTCACCCCCTCGCCCTCCCGGCAACCGCAGGTCACGCCGCGCAGCGGCCACAACTAGCTTCCCTTGACCTTCATTTTCATCCCATCAACTACCCCGGCAATCTCAATATCTCGCAAGTAGAGTTTGGACCTTAGCTCCATGATTGCGTTGACGGTCGGGTCTTTCCCCTGACTCTCCAGGGATGAGATGGCGCGGCTGGTGTAATCCCCAAGCACCTCTACCGGAATCTTCGACCAATCGACTGTCATGGTGGAACCCTCCTGGTTTCCCCTGTTCTACGGGTTGACGGTCAACGGTTATTCCTGTCAACGGAAACCCCTTATTAAATAGTAATTAAGTATTTAATAGTAATTATTTTAAAAAGGTTAGTAATAATAGATTTAAAAAAAACCCGTTAACTGTGGCCGCGCAAGCGCGGCGTAGCCCCTTCGGGGCGTAAGGCCGGGCGGCGGTGGTGACCCACCGCCCGGCAAAGACAATACCTACTATTTAAATATTATTTACTACTACTCTATTATTAATTAATAAAGGAAAAATCATGCCAAACCTTGCCACCAGGCCAATTTTGTTCCTAAGTTGCGATTCCTGAACGGTTTATGGCTCGAAATTTATTGTCAACGGTTGTTGGTGAATCTTAAGTTTTTGCAATGTGGCTTGTTTTTGAGGGGAAATTATACTGCACAAATAGGCAAACCATTGTCATGTAATGGTTTAGGATCGATTTTAGAAATATTTTCAAGATTCACCAACTTTCTGTTGACATGCATCCGATGATTGGAATATGATTCAAGTGTCGAAAAGGAATAGGAGAACGGACATGGCAAGGTTCCAGGTCAAAGGTGTGAATGATGAGCGCGACACTTGCGAGTGTTGTGGAAAGACCGGCCTGAAAAAGGTGGTTTGGATCGAGGATACCGAAACGGGCGATATCAAGTGTTTCGGATCGACCTGTGCCATGCAACCCGTCAAGGGTTTCGATTGTGTCAAAGAGATTAAGTCGGCGGTGGCAAAGGCCAGCCGGGAAGCGGCGGATTGGCAGCAACGGGTTTGGGGTTGGGCGCGGGTTCAATACCGCAAGGCCGGTGGCAAATTTGGCCCCGACACTCGCCCATTGGATGGGGACCTTTATGCCTCTTGCCTGGAAAGCGGCAAGGCAGCGGTCGAGAAGATGAAAAAAGATTTAGAAAATTTTCGCGCAAGTAAGCTGGCCTAGTTCGTTTAGTTGTTGTCAATGGTCTCCAATAGGAAGGAAAAGGAAATGGAAAGCACCTGCCGGATTCATATGGTTCTGTTTTGCGCCATTGGGTCATGGGATAAACGCCAGGCTAAAAAGCCAGGCTATAACCCCTACGCAATGGGCCACTATTGCGGTGCGTTGCGCCGTTCGACCGATATGGTCGAAGCTGGCCAATGCGGTTACCCCCAGGCCTTGGAACGCAATTTTTGTGGCCCCCTTCTCAAGTTTCTTTTGAAGGAAATTGCAAAAGACGAAAAAAAGTCTTGCAAGTAATTCCCGGTGGTTCGTTAATAGGTCATAAGGGGCGCGGTGAGGAATCGCGAGGGTTCGCACGGTAAAACTGGCTGAGAGGCTGGGATACCCTGCAAGCCGGTGGATAGCCGGGCAATACCCCTGGTTTTCAAAAAGGAAGGAATAGGTGCGTCATGGGTTTGATCACGCAGGAGTCGATGAAATCCCTTGGGATTAAGGGGTTTTTGGTTCGCCAGGGTGAGATGGTGATCGGGGTGGTTGTCCACCTGCGCGGGCGGAAAGGAACCCCCCAGCAATTCCAGGCCTGGAAACCCTTCAATCCGGTCACCCTAGAACAGGTTCACCTGAGGAACCATCCAACCAAGTTGGCCGCGCTTGAGGCGGTAAAAAAGGCCAACGGGATTTCCTGAAAATTTTTGTGCAAGTTTTCCCCTGCGGTTCGTTTCTCTTGTGGATCGGTGGTTTTAACAGGAAAGGATCGGAACCATGTTTGCAGTAGTTGACACTTGGAACAAACCCCATGAGCAGTTTGGACGGGTTATCTCCCGCCACAAAACCCTGAAGAACGCCATAAAGGCCGAGAATAAGCTTTTCAGGCAAAAGTACCCTGGGTTCACCGTTTTGGTTGAACTCAAAAAGCAGGTCGATGTTATCCCGTGCTATTGGACCGAAGGGCATGAAATCGTTGTTAACCGGCCATGCCCCGATCATGCGCGGCCAATCCGCATGAGTGAGATTTCGCAAGCCGCATGGTCGAATAGTTAACCCGCTGATGAGGCCGGAAGGCCGAAACCCCGCAAGGGGTCCGGGTTTCAGAATAGGAAAAGGAATAGGAAAATGAATCCCATGCGAACGATCAAGATAAACTTTTTGACCGCCCAGGAAAACGAACGCATGAACGGCCCAACCGTTCGCCGGTTCCGGCGGTTTCGCCAGGATGATTACATCCATCCGGCCATCCACCTGGAAATCATGGTCCGTAAGATTTACGGGAAAAAGGCCTGGTTTTGCGTCGATATGAGCAAGCCCCATGATGCATCCACCTGGTACGGTAGCGTCTACCGTTCCATTCCGGGAAGTTGCAGCACCCTGGTTTCTGGAAATATCCGAGTGGATTTTTCCTGAAATTTTCCCGCAAGTATGTTCAGGTTTCCCGTTTCACTTTTGGACAGTTTCCCAATCAGGAAGGACAAGGATCATGTTGAATCGCGTTGCCTTTAACCTGCCCACATTCGTCATTCAGGATGACCTAATGTGTCAAGAGATTTTCGGCTATTACACCCATGCCGGAATCAAGCTTTCAGTCCACCTTTTCCGGTTCAACTCCGGCCTGGAATCGAAGTGGATGATCCAGGTGTACGGTGACCATTTTGTGTTTGCTGACCGTGTTGCCCAGATCAATCTGCCTGGGGATACGGAATTGTATGCGGTCTTGCAGAAAGCCAACGATTTGACCGTCGAAACGGCCAAGGCCAGCCAGGGAGTCGCGGCATGACCTGTCTCCCTCTGGACAGTTACACCGTGAATTTCCGCTATTGGGTTGACGGTGAAATGCGGCAGGTTCAGGCTGATACCCCGGTATTTGGCATTGCCCTGGCCAAGGTTCAGGCTGGCGAAAAGGCCTGCCGGGAGCATGGGTATGATTATCTGGCGGAAATCTTCCCCAGGCTAGCCGCACCCATTGTCACCGGAACCCCGAAAGGCCTCGATCATCTGAAAGGTTTATTGTGACCCCGGAAAAGTTTTGGGCCAACTGTCAACGGCGCGGGGTTTCCAGGCAGACTGTGGAATATATCATCCGGCAGCGTGACCTGGAAATTCCCGTCCGAATGATTGTCAGCAGACTCAGGGCCATGAGGAAACAGGAGAGGAACAGGGGGAAATCATCGACCGATTTTCGGTTGTCTGAACAGTCTGTCTGGAATATCATCTACCAGCACAGTCGCACATTCGGAAACCAAGAAAATTGAGTATTAGCCATGATTTCCCCATCCACCCTGGAAAGGGTCCAAGGTCTTATTCGCTCGAAAAAAACCTGGTGTTATTGCAAACTGTCCAAGGAAATGGTCAAGCTGATCGGCGAATCTGGCGATAAGACTGATATGGTGGAAATGGAAGGAAAGCGGATTCGGATCAAGGCTGGGAAACAGGAAGAGGTGATTCGATGCGATGGATTGTGCCGCTGTTCATGTTGTGCGCGGGATG